CTAATAATAATAATTTATCTAGTTTTAAAGGAATAGAGAATTTACCTAAATTAGAAAGGTTCGAATGTTCAAGAAAGAAATTTTTTGTTGAGATTTTTGCGCTTTATCCTGGAAGTAGAAATCAAGCCTTGAGAATAAACTTAATAAAAAAAGAAATAAAAAAAGAACATCGAAAAATAACAATACAAAATTTATTGGAAAAATAATTCAATTTATTTTCTAAAAAACGGAAAACTAATATTTAAATTTAATATATAAATTATAAAAAAAACACACATTATGAAAAAAGAAAATATAAAAAAGTTAAGAGAAAATTTAGAGACTAAATTTTATGATTTAATAACAGAATTAGTAAGTGATTGTGCCTCAAATTTGGGACAAACCTTTGACATTGCATACAGTGAGGATGAGTTAGAACCCTTTATAATTTTAGGTGATGACCACAACTTCAATTATTTACTATCCTTTCAATTGCATAGTATAACAGATTTTGAAGATGAAGAAGATGAAGAAGATGAAATGTTCGAAAACACGGTTGATAATATATTATACAAATATGAATACTGTTTTAGAGAAACAATAGATAGTAAATTACAAGATTTAGAACTAAAAAGGTTAGGAGAAATTTTAGAAACTAAATTTGATGATTTAATAACAGAATTAGTAAGTGATTGTGCCTCAAATTTGGGACAAACCTTTCACCTTGTATACAGTGGGGATGAGCTAGAACCCTTTATAATTATGGGTGATGACCACAACTTCAATTATTTACTATCCTTTCAATTACATAGTATAACAGATTTTGAGGATGAAAGTGATGAAGAAGGTGAAATGTTCGAAAACACGGTTGATAATATATTATACAAATATGTAGACTTTTTTAGAGAAACAATAGATACAGAAGTACAAAATTTAATATATAAAAATGAAATCCAAAACTAAAAAAAACCTAACAGAACTAATAGGTACACTAACAGAAAAACAAATTGAACAAATTGTAAAACTCTCCGACCTAACAGGGACGGGGTATATACCCGAAGAAGAATTAATTGCAATTATTAGAAAATACGAATTAATCGAAATTAAGAAAAAACGAAAAAAAATAGTAGATAAAATTTTAAAAGAAAATTAAAATGAAAAAAAACATATTAGAAAAAATACTAAACACGACTATAACAGACGTAGACTATTTATATTTAAAAGAAGACGAATCCGAAGCTTTAGACGCTTCGGATTTAAAGACGGTTATATTAATTAATAACGCTATGTGTGTGATTGAAGACGGAGAGTTAGATGAAGAGACGCAAAAACTTTTAAATAATATTTATGACGCAAATATAATTTTTTTAAAAAGTATTGAAAATAAATTCGATAAACGAAAAAGAATTGTTGATAAAATTTTAAAAGAAAATTAAAAATAATTCTTAAAAAGCTGGAAAGTAGTTTTTGAAATTAATATATAAATTATAAAAAAAACAATTACACACAATGGGAAAAGAAAATAATTTTATAGATTTTAATATAAAAACAAATTTAAATTATTATTGTACAAAAGATTATATTTATACAGACTATATTTTTAAGTATGAGATACAATTTAAAAAGGGAGAAACATATACTTTAAAGAGTGAAGAATTTTTGAATATGTTTGATATTTTAGAAACATATTTTGAAAAAGTAAGTGATAGAAGAAAAAGATTAATAAAAAATTATAATATAATGACTAACGATTTTAAAGAAGAGGATTTAATTAATATTTACAAAATACAAAATAAATATACACTAGACGTTATTTATGTCGGACAGACTAAAGGAGAAATTTCTAGGAGATTTAATCAACACAGTAACGATTTACGGAATATCGAAAAATATAATTATTTAAAAGAGAATATTTGTATAGTTCAATTGTGTGAGAGGACACATAAGGCTTTAGCAAACGACCTCGAACAAAAATATATAGATTTTCATCGACCAATTTTTAATTTAATTGGGGCTATGACCTATAAAAAAAATAAACTTTTAGCCGATGAAAAAACTGCTTTACAAAAATGTTTAGAGATTATAGACAATATTAATAAAAGTAATACTAAACGGTTTGTATGCTAGTTATTTTAAACGCTCTCCAATCATTTTAAAATATTCTAAATCCTTTTCTATCAATAGATAATTTCGATTCGTGTTAACACACGCCACGGCTGTCGTCCCCGAACCTGCGCAATTATCTAATACTAAATCACCTTCTTTACTATACGTTTTAATTAGATATTCAAATAGTTTTACTGGTTTTTGTGTGGGGTGCAGACCTCTTTCACTATCAAAATTTAAAATACTTTTAGGATAATTAGTCCATTCTTGCTTATAAGTGGTTGTTTTTTCAGAAAAATGTTTTAATTTTCTAGTTTCACTATTCACTTTAATTAAATCACATTTGATTAAATCTTGCGGGTAGTATATCGTTTTTATTTTTGGAGTAGAAAATACTAAAACAGATTCATGTTTTTTTAACGGTTGTATTTTAGCAAGTGCAAAATTAGAACAAATATTTTTTTCCCATATCCATTCATATTTAAACCATTTAGGATTACTTAACACTAATTTAGACGTAAACGGTTGCGACCCAGTTAAAATTATAGCCCCCCCTGTTTTAATAATTCTTTTATATTCTCTCCACAAATCTTCGAAGGGGATTAAATCGATTGTGTGGTCGGGTATTTGTTTCATAATTGTTATGCAATCACCGTTAAATATTTTATTTATTAGTTCCATTAACTATATATCTATTTTGGAACAATTCGTCTTTTGATATATAAAAAATGGAACAATCAGAATTTTTATACTTAAAAATAATAACGGCTATGTCGATAAAGGATTTAGACGAAAGAAAAAAAGTAATAAACGATACGTCTATTACAACGTTACAACACCTATACGAATTAGGTTTTTATTTTTGTCCGAAGTGTATCTCTCCTACAAAAAATTCTTATTTAAAAAGTTTTAGTTGCTGTTTAACCTGTTACAGAGAAAAAAGTAAAAGACACTAAACGACCGAATAGTTAATATATAGTCTAAACTAAACTATTAACGTGTATACTTATCTAAAACTTTTTATAATCAAATTTTTTGCATCATTAATTTTAATTTTTGCGCCTTTATCGTCAATCGCTTTTGCGTTAGGATTTTTAATCGTTTTAGATTTTTTAACAGGTCTTTACAAAGCTTTTCGATTAAAAGAAAAAATAACAAGTAGAAGAATGTCAGAATCAATTTCTAAAATATTTTTATATGAAATTGCAATAGTGGCGGGGTTTGTAGCAGAAACCTATATTTTACAAGGCTTACCGCTTACAAAAATTATTTCGGGTTTTATTGCTTTAACAGAACTAAAATCCGTTTCGGAAAATATTTTTGAAATAACAAAAATAGATTTTTACAAAAAGATTTTAGATTATATAAAACGTAATCCAAATAAAGAATAAATTTTTTTAATACCATTATACTTTTATAAAATTAGTCCCATTTGGATAATAAGATAAAGACTCCCATTGTAAGAGGGTCACTGTAGCAGCTCCGTTTATTGTCTGTCCACCTGTACAATCTACTGTAATAGTTCCTGCGCCTGTATTCGTAATTGTCCTTATTGTTCTGTCCACTGTAACAGCGGTGAATAGCGTTACCGTAAAAGTATTAGCTGTGCATTCAATATTTGCATCGGTTGTCAAAGCCGTATACGTTGCCGCAACAGCGGTGTAATTTCCTGCTAGCATTGTGTGGAATCCTCCAGAACTTACCGCACGTTTTGTCCCTTGGAATCCAAAATCTACATACCCATTCGAAGGGGCTGTTGTCGGTGCTGTTGTAGCATTTGAAATAAAAAGAACACCAGCTCCACCGCCATAAGTAGCAACTTGCTCGCCTATTCTAATATTCCCATCACTTCGCATTTCAAGAATATTATCATAGTTCGATTTTCTAAATTTTGCTACAAATTTTCCTATATCATCTGTAGCTGCTGCGTAAAAATATGCAACAGAAGAGTCATCGTATCCGTTTATTATCCCACCCTCTCCTTTACATAAAAATTTTGAGTAAGCAAAAAGTCCATCATTACGAACTGATGCTACTGTTGTAAAATCACTCTGTCTAAATCTTGCTATAAAACCTGTTGTATTTACAGCTTCTCCCCATAACTCAACCGTTGAATCTCCCGCCAATCCCGCAAGCGGACCACCAAATAAATGTTTTTTAGAATAATTTTGTCCATCATTTCGAACTGAAAATAAAGAAGTGTTATCAATATTTTTAATTTGGAAGCCATAAGTATCTGAAGTGTTACCGAGCGTTTGAAAAGAATAATTCGTATCTACAAAACTTTCAGTTGTGCCGTAAAATCGTGACTTATCATTATTTACTCCACCAAAAACAACACTATTCATTACTTCATCATATCCGAACGCCCCTGACGTGCTACCCAAAATTCCACGAGCCGAAAATGTGTTACCTAAAATTGACCAACCGTTTCCTGCTGTTGTATTTTCAGAAATTTTTAAATTTAATTGATTATCAACATATCCTTTATCAACTAAAGTTCTGTTTGTATAATTACTAGAATAATCAGCTAAATATTTAATTCCATTCGTCCCCGAAAAATTTAAATTAAAAGTATTAGAATCTATAGTAGTATTTTCTGTTAAAGTCCCACCTAATTTATACCCACTTGCTGAATAATTTATTCCATTTATTCCATAAGGTGCAACAAAATTAGTCCCACTCATTACAGAATTAACATCTAAAAAAGATATTTGTCCTGTAATTATATCTTTTGATAGTACTGTCGTAGTAGGGGTTATAGAGCTATAAGGTATATTTTCAAATTTTAAATTCCCTTTAAAATTTATTTCCGTGCCATCACCTTTTATATTTGTTATACCGTTTCCTATCTCAAAATTATTTGTAATTAGTCCAATAGTTCCCGCTGTAATTTCTGTTTTTGAATAAGAGTTTACCGAAAAACTTTCTCCACCCGTTAATGTTATTACTTCGAACTGTCCGTCTATTTGTACATCGTTCCCATATTTTGTTAATCCATTACTAAAAGTATTAGGAGTCGGAGATGTTTGAAAAAGAGACCAATTCGAATTACCTTTTCTTAAATAAAATTTCGTTAAGTCGTTATACGGATAGTAAAAATATAAACTTTCCGATTGTGAAGAACGTTTAAAAACTTGTAATAATCCTTTTCCTAATTCTACATAGTCTTCCGAAACGCCTGTAGGGGCTGTCACGGCTTCTATTTTATAAAAACCTGTTTGAACACTTGAAATAAATGAAGTATCAGTCGTTAAAGAAGGAATAATTTTCCCGCTTTCTAATTCGATACCGTAATTTTTTTCTAAATAAATTCCTAAACCTGACGTAGAAGATATATAAGACGCTATCTGTGTCCATTCACCCGAAACAAAAGTCCCTAAAGTGGACGAAGAAACAATACATTTATAAATATTATTATTATAAATAATCGCCCCGCCTGTGCTGTAATTTCCCGCTATGTCGAATTCGCCTAAACCTAACAAGTTATTATTAGTAATTAAATTTGCAGAACTTTCTACTATGTTTGTTAGTACGTCACGCATCACGAGCGCAGAAATTAAACCGCTTGTATTGTCTATAATTTCACTATCTATTAAATTAACTATTTGTGTAGAATTTAGCATTTTATTTTATTATTTTTTATTAGTAAGAATCGAAGTCATGTGAAAAATCCGTAGAAAATTCAGCAAACGAAATGTTTTTAAATTCGTCTAACATTGTTTCACTCGTCACGAATTGTCGGTCATCCAAAAGAAATTGATTTACTATTTTGTTTTTTGTGTTGTAAACAGGGGCTATTTTAAGTCCTGTCAAGTCTTGACTAAACGAGGTTAAAGAATATTTAGATAAAATATTCAAAATAGAATTATCTAACGAACCTTCTATCGTTAAGGCTAAATCGAATACGCTTGTATTTTCTTCTATAATCATAAACTATATATTAAAAAATGTAGGTTATCTAAACCGTGTAGCGTTGGTTTTTATTTCTAATTTTCCTGATAGAATATTATAATCCACACTTAAATTTTGCGATTTATAGCCGTCCTGAGTGAGTTGTAAATTACTTTCTTGGTATACCTCTAGTCTACTCAATTGTGAGGGGCTATTTAAGTACTTAATTAAATCAATTCCTAAAGTCGGAAATTGTTTCCATTCACCTTTGTTTGAATCAAATAAGGCTGAAATGTGTTCGTCATCACTTTCAAAAATTGAAAGGTCACCATTTAAAAAAATTAAATCGCCTTCTTCGGTTTCTAAATCTTTTGATATTATCATTTTTTAATTTATTTTTTATAGGAGTGTTCCCGTTCCTGTGGTTGCGCCTGTTTGTGAAAACGCTGAACCCGCTGTCGCTACTGTTATTCCCGCTTGAACGTCTGCGCTTAAAATTGCGTCTTTTATGATTATAGACAAAAGTTCAGCCCAACGGTCTAACGCTTTTTCGCTGTCCGTTTCGCTTTTTAATTCTTCTTGTAAATCTTTTAACGCCTGTTTTATTGTATTTTTATCTACCATTATTTTAAATAGAATTTTTTTAATCGTGTTTCTAAATCTATAAAATCAGTTAAATTTATTACACCGTTTGAAATAGTAGGTCCTTGATTAGTCAATAGCTGTATAGCTTTTATAGCTTTAATAAAATCTAACATTAAATCTAAAATTGATTCGTCTTTTGTAGCTGAATAGACTTGTTTAATTTCTGAAAACATACTAACATAATAACCACCCGCAAAAGGCGAAATTATTACGGTCGAATTTTGTTCGGGAATTATTACGTTTGTTCCTTTATCGGACACACTTAATCGAACATCAAAAATTTCTATTTCTTCGTTTTCTAAAAAAGTAACCACACACGTAAAATTAGTATCGTCTACACTTTTTACTTTACATAGACGGGAGTTATCTGTATTCGCTCCTATTATTCTTTTTAAAAGTTCCTTTGTCGTTCCCGCTGTACTTATCATAATCTATATATTAAATATCCATCGTTTTACCCAATTTTTCCGAAATGCTTTCGCCTTCTTCAATCGTCAGTTTTTGCGCTATTCCGATTATTTGTCTGAACCCACCGTTTCCGAAAGTCGTTTTAACATTATCAACTAAATAAGAAGATTTTTTATAAAGGTTTATTTTAGATGAGTTTTTTTGTTGACCATTATACCAACGTACGAAACCGAGACCATCGAACGAAACCACGTCTAGGGGTTGTATGTCAGGTTTTCCAAACGTTGTAAAACTACTGCCCGTTTGAAACCCTTCGTATTTAATACGCTTTAATTGGTTTTCTACTAATTTTTCTAATTCGGATTTTGAAGGATTACCCGAAAAAATAAAAGTTCTTTCTTCCCCGTCTTCGTCTCCGAAACTTTTTTCGTAGAATTCGTCATTTTTCGTAAAAACTTTTGCTGTTATTTTTAATTTTATATCCTCTTCTTTTTGATAATTTAACCCCCCTTTATCTATAATAAACAGAAAGTTTTTGTCTGAAACCGTCCTTATTAAATCTCTCGGAAACATACTAAATGTAAATGTGTTTGCTTCGGTTGCGTTGTCTGTAATTGATTGATAATTTATTCCTATACTTAATTTATTTTCCGTAAAAAAACTATCTAATGTATATGTTTTAAAATGCTCTAAAACTTGCGCCCCTGTTGCTTTTTCAAACTTTAAATTAGTCATTTTTAAATCTATACTATTCGTATCTATTTCTATTTTTTTAACGCCTACGGGTAATTTAGAATTTACTTCGTCCGCTATTTTCTTTCCTAATTCTTTTAAACTAATAGACTGCGAAGAAAAATTAATTTTAGTTTTCTTAAAAAAATACATATAGTCTTCGCAAATAATTTCTACCGTATTATCTAATAATTTAATTTCTGAAACGAAACCCTCGAATTGATAGTTATCAAAATACATTTGATAACCTTGACGGTAGCCTAATTTTACTTTTACTACGTCTTCTTTCTTTATTAAAAAACTATCTATATCGGAGAAAATATCTTCCCCGTCTTTTT